TGCACTTCGCCCTGGCATCCATGCCGGTAACCTTCCTTCTATGGAGCAGATAGGATCCGGAGAGCTTAAGAGCTTCCGTGATGATAACCTTGTCTGGGTAAAGGGAAAGGTAGCATACGGAAACGGAGCACCAGAAGAAGCCCTTGCCAACGGTGGTGAGATTGTGACACACATCCCTGTCGATGGTGGTTACATAAAGGGAACCAACCCAACAAGCAACAAGGAGATGCAGTGGTACATCTCAGGAGTGTTTATTCCTGATGAGATAATCAGTGACCGTCAGGCAAGAGATATCGTAGACGCATACAACACTGAGCATGGTACCAATATCCCTTACGACTACGCACGTAAAGGCGGTAAGCAGTTCTATGCAGATACAATGCGTCTCGAGGATCCACGTGAAGGTGACGAGATGACAGAAGCTCCTGTATCAAAGAAAGGTCAGGCTACATTACGCGAAAAAGGCAACGAGACAAAGACACTTCCTATAAACGAGCTCTATTCACTCGAGGAAGAAGAGTATAAGGTAAGACGCAGACAGCGCAGTATGGTTGCCCCAGAGCTCATGAACGAGCAGAGGATGAACGACCTCATTGACGAGATGACCGCCAAGGAAGACGAAATCATGCGCCTTGAAGACGAGAACACCGCACTTGAAGAAGAGTGGGAAGAGGTTAACGGCAAACTATATCCTGAAGGAGTGAAAATACCTCACTTCGACGATTATGACGAGATGACGAGTCTTCAGGATAGAGAAAAAGCCATCACTATTCGTGAGGAAGAAATCGAAAACGCTATCAATGCTCTTGAAAACGAGCTTTCGGACCTGCAGGCTGAATACGATGGCCTTCAGCAGATGAAGAAGCAGGGCTACGGACTCACAAAAGACCTTGTAACCGAATACAAGAAGAACCTTGATGCCGATGCAGAAGACATAACAAAACGTATGTCAGAACTCTCGCTTCAGGGGATGCAGTCTGGTGAAGAGTATCAGAACCTCAGAGCAGTCATGGAAAGTATTGCTGACGAATACGAACTGCTGAAGAGACTATCGGAAGATACTGAACCAGAAGAGAAAGATCCAGAGCCACAGCCAGTAGAGGAAGTTCCTGCAGAGCGCACCGAACACACTGATGCACTTGCTTATACAAAGGAACTGCACCTGAAGGATGGAATGCGCTATGCTACACTCCTTGTAAAGTCTAAGGACGGAATGTGCAGACTCTATGGAGAGGATGCCAACAAGCAGACCGACACGAAAGGCTGGAAAGAAGGTGCTGATAAGAATGTACCATATCTTGAAGCAGAAAACGCAAAGGCATTCAATGAGCTCTTGCCAAAGATGGTAAAGGCAGGACAAAAGATTGCTGTTGTTGAAGTACCGGAAGACTGGAAACCAAAGCAAGATAAGAAGATTATTGAAAACCGTCTGAAGGATATTGAAAATAACGGTTACAAAGAAGGTGTCGAAGATGGATCAGGCATCAATACCCCTGAAGAGATAAGAGATTTAATACTAATATGGCGAGACTGGTTTGAAAATCCAGATATAGCTCAACACGAAGCTTACGATTCAGAAGGTAACAATATTAATGACACAGAGGGTAAGAAAGCTTACATTCAAGGTCATATCAGAGGACTTGAGTCGCACCTGTCTAATGTTGAGAAGCGCCTTGCGGATATTGAAGACAATGCTTATAGAGAAGGTGTTGATGCCGGACGAGCAGAGAAAAAAAGATTCGGCAATATTGACGAATACATATTAATGTGGAAACTCCATCAGCACGAGAATGAAATTCCTTTCAATATATACGAATCGGATAATAAAGAAATTACTGATGCCGAAGGAAAGAAATCGTATCTTAAGGGATATCTAAGCGGATTGGCATTTGCAAGCAAAGAATTCAATGCCCCTAAAAAACCAGAGCTCTTCAAGAAGCATATTGAGGCTGAAAATGAAATGGAAGCCTACAATCAGCGCAGGCTTGAAAGAGGACAGATAGTCCCTGGCATGATAGATGAGAAGCGTCTGAGTGACTTGGAGAAGAAGATCTACGAGACAGAAGACGATATTGCAGAGAAGGAGAAGCTACTGACAGAACTTGAAGACGAGTCATATGTACTCGAAGAAAAGCTGTATGGTACAGAAGCTCACGATCAGTCAGAGTGGGATTACCATGATAAGCTCACCAAGAAGATAGCAGATCTTTCGCAGGAAATCGAAGATGCGAACACCATGTTATCAGACATGGAGAAGCAGTACAGTGAACTTACCGACAAGAAGAAAGCATCTCCGCAGCCATTTGAGGAAGAAATTGACGATTACCGCAAGGAGCTCGCCAAGGATGTGATGACAATCCAAAAACGTATGTCGGAACTTTCCATGGAAGGAATGCAGTCTGGTGAGGAGTATCAGAAGCTCAGGGAAGTCATGGAGAATCTTATTGACGAAAGTGACCTTCTTGATAATATCGCAAAACCTGCAGAGGAACCAACGACAGATGCCCCTGAACTTGTCTTGACTCCAGAGAAGAGTGCATCACGAAAGGCAAGCACTGTAAGAGCAGACAAAGCAAAGAAGGCTGCAAAGAAAGTCGCAAACATCAGAGAGGGTAACCTGTTCACACAAAAGGACTTTGAGGATGCTGAGACAATCAGTAATATCAGAAAGAACGATCCTGAAGAGTGGGAACTCCTCAAGGAGAGTTTGTCACCTGCTCAGTGGGAATGGTATGTAAAGGTGCTTAGAGAATCCGCTAACGATGCAAGGCGCATGCGAGCAGATACCTATGGCGAACTCACACCGGAAGGCGCACTCAATGCGCATGGAAGCTATGTATATCCAAAAAACTTTGAAGAGATAACAGATGCTGACAGAGAGAAGATCTTTAAGCGCTTAGGTGGAAAAGACGTAAAATTCTCTCTGGATGAAAAAGAAAAAGACGAAACAATTAAGCGTATCGATAAACGAATTGCGTCATTGAATCGTCCTTCTAAAAGTGAGAGCTTGACTATATCCAATACTGGAAACGGATCCGAAAACTCCAATGGAGGTCTTCCTGCAACAAAGACAGGCGCGAACCGTGTCTCAACTTCTGGTGCAAAGTTACATAAAAAATTCGGTTCTCCAAATGTATTGGCGAAAAATCTCTCAGAATATATACAAAAACTTGGGGATGGATCAACTTTGAAGCCAGACACCTTCATCAAAGATCTTGTTGAAGGCATGGGACGAAAGGTTGGTAAGTTCGACTCTGAATATCTTAACATTTACAAGGATGGCGATAAAATCAGAATACGCTTATCCGACCATAGCGGTAATGCTCTAAGTATCATTACCAAGGGTGGAAAAACAGACAAGGGTTATTCTTTTGTAGTAAAATACGAAGGAATGCCTGAAGACAAGTACAATAAGAAGTTCCAGCCAAAAGCTAAGCGTAATTTATTTGTAGTTGAATATGTTTACGATAATCCTTCTCAGGAGAAGATGCTTAACCTTGCTAAGGGAATATTCAATCTACTTGATACAGGAGAGTATCTCGACATAGCTGGTGCAGACCAGACTAATCCGACTCCATACGCTTCAAAGAAAATGCGTGACGAAGAGTATCTTAAGGCTGTTGAGGCTGGCGATATGAAGAAAGCCCAGGAGATGGTCAATGATGCTGCTGCGGAAGCTAAATATAACAGTATGAGTGACTATCAGGGTAGTATTGCCTTTAATGGGGCAGCACCTTCAATGAATGGTTACTTCGAAACTAAAGAGTTAAGAAAAGAAGCTTTTGATAACGGAGAATTTGAAGGCGAACAGTCATTGGGTGACTTTATTGACAACGGTCTTGATAATTGGGATTTGGATTGGCAGTTGAAAAATCCTATCCCTGCATCAGGACGTGATTCGGCAACTATGGCATCAATACGTAATATCAACAATGCCATTAAAAATGGAAATGGCAAGATTAAAATGTACCGTGCCATTGATGCCGATATTAAAGAAAACAGCTTCAGAAACGGAGACTGGATAACACCAAGCAAGGAATACGCTCAGAAACATATCGGTCTTCAGGACTGGAATAAAGGACGCATTATTGAACAGGAAGTTTCAGTAGATGATATCTGGTGGGATGGTAACGATATCAATGAGTGGGGATTCGACGATGGCAAGGAGTATGTGTATAGAAATACCGAAAACAACCGCAAGCTTCTTGATCCTGTGACCTATGATGATAATGGTAATATCATACCATTAAGCAAGAGATTCGATAAAAAGAAAGCTGATCCTCGTTTCTCTCTTGTCGAAGAGCAGGTAAAATCTGACAATTTCAAGCGTTGGTTTGGTGATTGGGAGAATAACCCAGAGAATGCAAGCAAAGTAGTAGATGAAGAGGGCAAACCTTTGGTCGTTTACCATGGTACAGGACAGTACGGTTATTCGAAATTTAAGGGCAGACACTTCTGGGACTACGATTATGACAAACCTGTAGAAGACGGTATATACTTCTCTGATGATATCAATCTTGCCAAAGGTTACGAAGATCCGGAACAATCAAAAGAAGCAGGTATTAAAAATCCAAAGGCTGGTACTTATTCAGTTTATCTGGATATTAAAAATCCATTGATTGTTGATTTTGGAGGTGCATGGTGGAATGGGAAGAGATATACTTACGAGGTAAATGATAAATCTGGTAAGAATATTAAAACGTTCCACGAATTATCAGATGCAAAGAAATTCCAAGAAGATTACAAAAAGGATGCGGGGTTAGAAACAAACATTGAAGCTGTAAGAGTCGGTAGTAACATAGATAAATCAACAACTCGCTATGTAAGTCAGGCACGAGAAGAAGGATATGATGGTGTAATATTCAAAAATATCAAAGATTCCCATGTGGATAACCATACGGCAAAGCCTGGCACTACTTATGTTGTTTTCAAACCAGAACAGATAAAGAGTGCCGAAACGGAAGGCAAGATGGTTAACAATGGTAATTACAATCCTTCTGATCCTGATATCAGATTTTCCCTTGACGAGAATGCCCTGGAGCTTTCTAATGCAAAGACAAAGAAAGATCTGATAGCCATTCTTGATAATCGCCTGAAGGAAAAGAAGTCGCAGATCCTTAGAACGTGGAACGACGAGCTGAAGGGTAAGCGTGAAAACATTGTTTTTGGTCGAACCCCAGAAGAACCTCTCGAGTTGTTAGTATTCAATAAGCTCGGACTTGACAAACCGCTGGTGATGAATGGACGTCTATTCGGCATAGATTATCAGACAACACTTGTTGATTTGATACGCACAGCTACAGAAAAGACTGGACTCGACAGAAAGTATCTTGATAAGATATGGTCTAACCCTATAGAATTCTATAACGCTGATATTGCTGAAAATCCCGCAGAACTGTACGACCACAGAGACTCTGTGAATGAAGTATGGTATGAAGCTCTGAAGAATAATAAACCTTTATTCACAGAAGACGAGATAACTGAAATCAGAAACAGTCTTCCAAATGAGCTCGACAGGAAGATTTTCGACAAGGCAATGTCGGGCATTGAACTTATCTACAAGGTAAACAAAGCTGTTGACGAAATCAAGAAAGCTGGCAATGGTAAACCTGCTACCCAATTCCTGATGAACTATGTGGACATCCTGAACAAACAACAGGAACTCCCTAAAGAGCAGAGGATGAAGGATAGAGATATCGCTGATCTTGCATATAGCGCAATGAGCACCAACGATATAGACAAGGCTATTCCTGCAATTGAAGGTAAAATCAGCTACTCTCTTGACGAAGAGGAGTATGACAAGTGGAAGAAGTCTGCAATGTACACAAAGAGAAAAAGTGTAATTTTTGCAAACAAAGAGGTTGAAATTCCTAAAAAAGCTATATCTTTGCACGAGCCAGTCACACGAGACTTCCTCATGGACTTCAACAAGCTTGCCCAGAAGACCGAAGCTGAGAAGAATCCTATCAAGCGAGCATACTACCAGCACCTGAAGGCAAAGATGCTGACAGACTATGCCAAGAAGGCCGGTTATACAGAGAACGAAGCTTACTCGAGCTTATGGCTTGGGGTGCTCGATCAGATTGTAAACAACGACCTTGCTTCCGCTTTGACGCTCGGACGATTCTCACTGCATAATGGAATTATCAAAGGTGTAACAGTTGGATGGAATGGTAAGACCTACGAGGTTGCTAAGAACATCAATACACCAACCAAGGCACTCGAGACACTCGCTCACGAGGCTACACATCAGGACTATATTGCAGGTCAGACAAAGTTTGTTGATGCTGTGCTTAATATGATCGACAAGGGTGTAGCAACACGTCAGGAGCTTATTGATGCCATAAGAGGAACAAAGGGAGCTGAGGTTTATGAAAACCTTAACAATAGACTTCTTGCTGATGAGTTTATCGCAAGAGGTGTTGGCTATCTTGCTTCGGCAACCAATGACAGCTATACATCGAATAAATTATTAACAGCAGTAATTGAAGAGGCATATGCAAACAGAGAACTTAATCGACGTAAGGTTAGAGAGTCCCAATGGGATAACACTGGACTTTCAGACAACACCGGAAGCAAAGAAAATTCTGGATCAGCTACAAGCGGAACATCCGGAGTGGGATATCGACACGCTTCTGAACAAGTTTATGGACGCGACAGAGGAATTAACTTCTCAGTAGAAGAGACTGATCCTGCCGACAGTGGTACTCGCATTGAACCAGGAGACTCGATGGAAACAATCATCGAGAAGGGTGAACGCAAGCGAGAGATGACACGTCAGCAGAGTGACAAGTCGAAGAAACCACGAAGACTTCCTAATGAATCTCAGGCGCACTATATGGCACGTCTGAGACAATGGAAGGTTGCCGAAGAAAAATACGCTAACGCTTCACCGGAGCCAAGCGCAGAGTCATTCACCCAGAAGTATCAGGCACAGTACAGTGCAGATATGGAAGAGTGGAAGAAGCGTCATGGGCTCACCGGAGAGCAGGAGTTTGGCGCAAAGGCCATGGAGCGCAAGGAAGGTGAGACTGATGAACAGTGGATGACTCGTCTGAAAAACAATGAGCTCTGGGCTGAGGCCATGAAAGACAAGGACGATCCTGTTCCAAATTCATTCGACTACGATATCAAGGCACAGCAGGAATACAAGAAAGCCTACGAGGAGTGGAAGATTGCCAACGACCTCGTTGATGAGGCTAATATGGACCTGTTGCTCTATGACGGAAAGACATTAGAAGGCGGAGAGCTGATGGAAGGCCTTGAGGAAGGCCTCGAGAACCAGGGTATTGAGCAGGAGATGGCTGCATCTGTAGGCTACGATGTTACTGCATCTGGCGCAAAGCGTCATATGAAGAACGCTGTAATCGAAAGACGCAAGCAACTTGAAAGCTCTTCTGCAGAAGATGCTCTTTGGATCGAAGGACTTAAGAAGGATATTGCTGAGGCCGACAAATCTCTTGGCAATGGTACAGACCTTAACAAGGAGCTTCCATTCCTTATCGAACTTCCATCTTATGCATCAGGCAGACTCGCATCTGTTTACAATGAAACTCACGGTACATTCTATGATTCAAAGGTTATAGAAGATTTGTTGCCATTCATCCTTGGCAAAGAAGATCCTTCATCACTCAGTGCTACAGAACAGCTTATTGTAAACAACTTCAAGGCATATTTCGATGCAGAAGCTGACGCATTCGGCAAGGATGATCAGGAGCATTTCAATTACCAGCCTCTTGCGGACAAATGGGAACTTCGCAACACTCCAGAGATACAAGGACTGCTGGATAAGGTAAAGGGATGGTATGATGAATTCTACCACTACATCGAGGATGCTGACTTAAGACGTGATGCCGGATATGTGACAAACTATGTGAACCACGTCTGGGATAAGGAGAAATCCACAAAAGAGGCATGGGATAACTTCCAGCGTATGAGCTCGCCAAACATGAGACACCGTGAGCTTTATACCTATCAGGAAGGTATTGATGCCGGCCTTGCTCCAAAGTACGAGAATCTCACAGACATGATGGCTCACTATTCTCGCCAGAACAATGAAGCTCTAAGCAACAGAGCCATGATGGACTACGTAGCCAATATCTCCTTCCAAGAGAAAAACAAGGACGGTGAGGTTACGCGCATCCTTCCGCTTGTGAGTGATGTTGAGCCACGAGAGTTTGATAAGGATCGTTACGTAAGGTACAACGTCCCTGGTGTTGGTGACGTATGGGTACTCAGTGAAGCACAGGAATACTTCGCTGCTGTATTTGGCACTGCACGAACACAGGACGTAAAACCATGGGTAACAAATCTCGGTCATAACTACGATCTTGTCGCGTCAACAATGAAGAAGATCCAGCTCGGACTCTCAGGATTCCATGCTATTGCACTTAGCGAGGTTGCTCTGGCACAGATGAATCCTGTCAAGGGAACAGAAGCCCTTCTTAAATATGTTGTATATGATTCTGTAAAGCAGGGTACAATCCCAGCATATGCGCACCCGGAAGATTTCAAGCTCGCATCTAAGCACTTGGTAAGTCTTGGAGCAACACAGGACTACTGTGCAAGTGACGTCAATGCGATAACAGCTAAACTGAAGGAGCTATGCCAGGATATGTACGACAAGAACAAGGCAAAGGGCGCAGTGCCATTGACAGTCAGCACGATGATGGACTGGCTTAACAGAGGTATTGACAAGGTACTTTGGAACTACATCCATGACGGACTTAAGATTGCCTGCTTCAAGATGTATGCAAATGACATATACAAGAAGGCGGAAAAGAACGGATGGGATGAGGCGAAGATAGACAAGATGCTCGATGAGGCCGGCCAGCTGACAAACGACACCTTTGGCGGTCAGTATTGGGAGCTCCTCGGAATCTCACCGGCAACTATCAAATGGCTGAGAAGAGGATTCCTTTCTCCTGACTGGCTGATATCTACCACGCGCCACGCAGCTGCGATGACCGGTTATGGTAGCCTGTATTCAGAAGAGAGCTTCCTTCAGTATCTTAAGAACGCAGGACTAAATATCTTCAAGCATGAAGAGGTTGACAGAGACGGACGAAAGTTCAGATCTAAAGAGGCTTCATTCTGTTACCTTGTAGGAGTGTTAGGTTTCTACTATCCACTGATGAATGTTCTTAACGCATTCTTCAGGAACAAGGACGAGGAAGAACAGAAGCTCAAGGCAGAGGAAATCCGCAAGACAAACCCTAACTATAAGAGCCCTTATGAACTCAAATACCCTGACGGTATGAAGTGGTATGATTACACTATGCTCGGAAACTCTGTAGGCCAGCAGACACACCTGTTCACAGGTCGTTATGATGATGGTACGGAGACATACGTGAGATGGGGTAAGCAGTTCCGTGAGGTTCCTGAAATGTTCATGGGAAGACATGGTGTGGAATTCCCAACACCACTCCTTGAGAGAATGATGGGCAAGTCAAATCCTGTTATCAACTACATCACTGATGCAGCCGGATATTTCGGAATGTACGATTTCAATACTTCCAAGGAGCACAAAGAGCTTCAGGAGAAATATGGTAAGACCATAGGATTCCTGGCGATGACTGCGAAACATTTCCTTCCATTCTCTGTACCTACACAGGACAACAAGGAATTCAAATTCATGGATCTGTTCATGCCATCACAGAAAGGCTTTACAAAGTACAAGGCTATAGACTTCTTCAAGACCTACGCTACTGCAGGTGATATGAACGGAGTGCTTAAGACCTACGATGCTTGTGTGATGAACGGTATTGATCCAGAGGAATTGCTTAAAGCAGCCATAAGTTCTGTCAAGGCTACCCAGGCCAACGCTTTGAAGGACGGAATAACAGACCTTGATGGAGCAATCCTTAAGATTGACCACACCATGGATGTTACTCCAGCCCAGAAGAAGAAGCTTAAGAATGCGATGATGAGTTATCTTAAAGCTGAAGAGTACACCACATTCACCCGAATGGATGCAGAGGAGACCTTCTCTGAGTACATGAATCCTATAGAAGGCGAAAGAGGTGTGTCAGAGAAGGAACTTATGCTTCAGACCTCTGAAGATATTCTCTATGAATACAAGGTCAGCCGACTTAAGAAGCTCGTCAAGAAGCAGACTGACAAATACAGCTTGCTTGTGAGTCAGGGAAAGAATGCTGAGGCTGAACAGTTCAAGCAGTCTCATCAGAAGTACTTTACAACACAGGCGATGCTCAACAGTCTACAGGGTGAGATAAAGAGTCTACGAAACCAGCTCGGTCATGGACATGACAAGCAGGTAATAAACAATATCAGGAAAGCTCGCCAGAGAACTCTTGATGCTGCAGGACAACTGAAATAACAGTTCATAGTATATATATAGAAGACAATTTTATCTGGAAGCCCCCAGCTCGTGAGAGTAAGGGGCTTTTTCATTTCAGATTGCGCAAAATAACATACACACAAACACCCAAAAGACTATCTTTGCACCATGGATATTAATTTTACCATAGTAAGAACAGCCGTTATGGCTAAGGTTGAAGGCTTGACAGTGATGCTGTCACAGCACAATCCGGGAGTGCCGTACGAGACACTCTGGGCAAGCGCAGGCGATCACGGAAAGCTTGACCTGTACTACAAGGAAGCTATCGGAGATTTCGAGGATGCTCTGAAGAGATGGATAAACAGCTCGAGCAATAAGTTCGACTACCTCATGGTGGGCAGTGACTACAATGCCAGCTTCAAGGTGCCAGCCAACTGGCCTACAAAGCTCCGGGGACTTCTCGAGAACAAGACACAGGACTACTTTGCACATACCATCCTAAGCGCATGGCTTGCCGATCTTCCCGAAGGAACACCGGTAAAACCAGACTATCTGACCATTGCAGCTTCGGATCTTGAAAGCATCAAAGATACACTCCTTGAAAGAGACTTCTCTGCAACACCTTCAGACAGAACAGCAGACAGCGACACAGTTAATCCTCATAATGACATGACAAACTGGTCCAACTGGGATGAAGTGAAAACGAAAACGAACACACTATGACCAAGACGATAGAACTCACATTCTACATAGAACAGATAGTTAACGATCTACTGTCGAACTGCTATCTGATCAGACACCTTCTGGCTGACGGACTTACCGATGAGCTTAAGGCCAGCATCAATAACCCTGACTCTGACGAAACAAAATCTCTCATCTGTAGAGCAGTTACAGAGTCATGGGGAAAAGTCAAATACTTATGTCAGAGATATGTAACAGCAGGACGAACCAAGGATACAAACAAGCTCGAGAGGCTCATGTATGCCAATGAAGCGTCATCAACCGGTTATACGTATGAAGAGCTTAACCTTACACTGCAGATCCCGAATTTCAATACTGCAGTGACAGACATCCTGAAGAGTGCCATCCATAAGTACATTACAGACTATGTGACATACAGATTCCTTCAGAACATTGTTCCTGAGAAAAGCGGAGAGTACAAAGCCCTGTGTGAAGACGAGGATGCATCAGACATCATAAAGTACCTCAATGCAAGAGAGGTATGGACAAGAAGGCGGCCAAGTTATTTTTAATATAGTATTTTTTTCATAGATTTAGGTATTTAGGTTGTTTAAATTTTTTTGAGAACTATTTTGTCCCTGACTCGTGAGAGCCGGGGCTTTTTTATTTCAGATTGCGCAAAATAACATAATTACCAGATAATTAGAAACTATCTTTGCAGTGAAGAAGAATAGAGTATTATAATGGAACACATAAAAGAACTGATAATCGGTGGGGTGATAAGCGTTGCAGCTTACCTCAGCCCCATTCAAGGGGAGATAAAATCACTCCTTCTACTATTTCTGTTGAATTTCTTTTTCGGTTACCTTGCCGGCATGTTGGCAAAGAAGGAGAAATTCTCATTCAAGAAGGCCTTTGCCTGTATCAAGGAGGCCACCATCTTCTTCCTGCTTGTGTGCGCTCTGTACTACATAGGTGACCATAAAGGTAATTCCGCAGGCGCACTTCAATGTATCAGTTTCATTACATACGCTATAGTATACTTCTACAGTCTTAACATCCTGAAGAACTGCAAGGAGATTCTCCATGACGAATCGGCAGCGTACAAGGTAGTAGCTTTCCTGTACTATCTGATATCTGTAGAATTCATAAAGCATATTCCTTTCCTGAGCATGTACCTTAAAGGTGTAGAGCAGGATTCAAAAACAAAACAACAATGACCATTACAAAAGAACAGCTTAAAGCCATCATGCCAAATGCAGGAAACAGAATAGACCTGTACCTGCCTGTTATAAATAAATACGCATCCGAATTCGGCCTGCTCTCGAAGATCCAGATGGCGCACTTTCTTGCCCAGATAGCCCATGAGAGTGGTGAGCTCAGATACACGGAGGAAAATCTCAACTATTCAGAAGAAGCTCTACTTAGAGTCTTCCCTAAATACTTCAGCCAGGCAACCGCAAAGAGTTATGCACGTAACCCAGAGAAGATAGGTAGCAGAGTATATGCTAATCGTATGGGTAATGGCGATGAGGCTTCGGGTGACGGATTCTTCTACAGGGGAAGAGGACTTATCCAGATTACCGGTAAGAATAACTATCAAGCTTACAATAGATATCTTATCTCAACCGGAATGGACGTGAATCTTCTGGATTATCCACAGTTACTGTCAGGAAGTACAGGCGCAGTGAAGAGCGCCATGTGGTTTTTCAAGACACACGGATGTCTCAGATATGCCCAGGCTGATGACCTGAAGAACGTCACACTGAAGATCAATGGCGGTCTCAACGGATTAACTGCAAGAAAGAACTACCTTCTAAGAGCAAAGAAAGCTCTTGGTATATAATACGATTATTCATGAAATCTTTTAAAGCCATAAGTTTAATTATTGTTGTTTTATTAAGTGTGGTAGCATGTTCGACTACCAGACACTCAACCGTCGAGAAAGAGACGCTGACGCAGACCTACTTCAGTACGGCTGACTCTGGTAGTCATCATGCCACCTATACACGCAATGACAGTGTAAGGGAAGAAAGCTGGGAAGAAGTGGAGATCGAGTGGGAGAGTACACCTGCAGACACTGTCCAGATTGACAGTACAATGACAGAGCTTCAGAAGATGCTGTATAGCATTCGTTCTTCTGGAGCAGTAAAGGCAGTGATAAGAAAAGGAAACAACAAAGTGAATGTCTCATCTATCAAGAATGATTCCGTAAGCGACCATAAGACATTATCCAAGAAGGATATTATAGTACAGTCTTGTGAGAAATCAGAAGTGAAAAAGACCAAAAGGCCAGACTGGCAGTTTATTGTTTTCTACATTGTTGTGATGGCCTGTCTCTCCCTAATGGTAGTTGTGACGAGGAAACTTTTTAAATCCATATAATAATAGCACTTTTCGCATAAATTTAGAGTTGTAAAAATCTTTTTGAAAACGTATTTCTTCAGGTCCTGACTCGTGAGAGCCGGGACCTGTTCTTTATTGTAGTTTCTTGCGGAAAGCGTATACCTTCTGCATGGGAGCAGATACCTCTGCCAAGTAGAATAGAATCCACTGTGCGAGCTTTTTCTTGCGAAGCTCGTTCTCGCTACATCCCTTTGCGCCCCAGCGAGACTGCGTATAATAGAACGACTCTGCTTTCATCTCCTGTACGCTTGGAGTATGCTTTACACGAATCTTGCCCATAGTAATGAGCTGCTTGATAGCAATTGCATCCTTACGACGTTCATACACAAGTGGCATCCATTCGCGATTTTTCAGATTAAAGAACAGGTAGACACGAGGACGTTTGATGCGATCATACTCCTTCTGGCAGAGCTTGACACCCTTGCGCCACATTCTGACTGCACGGAAACGCTCTATGCGAATGATGATAGGACTGTAGATGGCCAATGCCATACGACGAAGACGATTTGAATACTTGATGTTCATAATTAATTATTTGTTGGTTTAATGTTTATACAATACCGGTGCCGACAGTATGCGGACGCTTACGACGCTGACGCTGTATCTCCTTCTGCTCATCAGTGAGACGTGGAATGACACGTGGAGGATCCATCTCCTTGTCCACATGCAGACCGATAGCACGAGCCATCACACGGTCATCATGCTTGCCTGCAACAGCGCCATAGGTGCCGTTCTGCTCGTAGAACATGAAATATGAATACTCGTTGAGAGTTTCCTTCTCCCTTTCCACATACGCATGGTCACGGACGATATGCATGAGATTCTTACATATAGCGGTCTTGGTTGAACGGTTAGTGTTGAAACCCCACATCACTTCCTTTGGCTTGCGCTTAAGAAGCTTGTTATGGTTAGAGTTGAAAAGGTTGTCATACAGAGGAATGAGAATAGGAAAAAAGAGTTGTGATATATCTCCATCCGTCTTGTTCATCTTACTGTATGCAGTGTTGTTCTCGACAACAAGGAACGCATCATTATAGAAGATAGATATCTGTGCGCATTTCATTGCAGCCTGATCGGCATCCAAGTGGCCATGCCATTCAGCAACAAGGGCAGGATCCCCACCGAACATCTCGTCATAACGGTCAAAGACGCATATGTCGTAGAAGTCGGAAGTACGGTACGAACCTCCGATATCGACAGATACGAGATAACGGTTTTCGACATCTTCTTGATTGTCCGGATGTTCCCATATCTTAAACGAACCACCTGGGTTTGACACAAGGTGCAGATCCTGGCAACACTCAGGCTCTGTAGATACGAAAGATGCACCTTCTATATCCCCGACAAATACAGGATCCTCGCAGTCAGCTTCCATATCCTTGATTTTGTAAGGATCAAAACAGATAACACCTGAATACAGGAAGGCCTCGATATCATTTGACGGATACTCCTGCTTCATATCGTCCAGAGAGTCGTAATCCTTAGACTTTGTTACATACCAGTGAATACCCTCTATTGATGCATGACACGTCTCCCATAGCCACCAGAAGTACTTGCCATGACCTACTTCATCAAAACGGTTGCGCCACAGCCAGATAATGAAATCAGCACGTTCAGACTCACTCTCAAACGGAATCACATACTCTTCAATCTCATGCCATGCCACGAAGACAGGGAAGAACGAAGACATACGATGACCATCCTTGTCGAATGAAGTGGCACGTACCCACTCATCATGGAACTCGTTTTCTCGTCCGTTAGGTGTAGACTCTCTAACGATGAAGGTGTATGGTTTTGGATTGATACCGGAAAGCGCAGACTTTACAACCTGAGAAGGAGTGAACTTTGTTGTAGAAGGGAAGAACGCTTCCTCAGTGATATGCGCCATAGCAGCATCACCAGAACGTGTTGACTCAGGAGCAAGAGCTGAACCGGTTTGGATCTTGCACTTACGAGGCACCATGTATTTGATATTCGACGTTGTAGCAGAACCCTTCAGCTTCTGTGATACCTCACTGTACTCTTCGCCAGGCTCATAGAACAGCCATGTAGGAATAGAGTCTATGAGCTTCTCGTACATATCGAACACCTGTGTAGCAGATGTAGACTGATGACCGACAATATTACTGTTCCATGAAGTCTTCCAGAATACCTGAATCCATCCCATATAGATATCCGTAGCAGTGGAACCTCCCCACTGTCGGCATTTCAGAAGGATGACACGTATAGGCTGACCTTCAAGGCGCATCTTCTCAAATCTTCTGATGAGCTTTCTCTGTGCAGGACGGAGATAGAACGGAATATCCGGACCACCATCCTTATTCTTAATACGTGCGCGTGAATAAGCAAAGTAGTAGAAGTCATACTTACAGCGAACCCATTCTATGTGGCGCATGATTGTTTCAATGCACTCCTCGTATGTAAACCCAGAAAGATATTTCTTGATGTATTTCTCTATGGATCCACACTTTACAAGAGCGCAGAAGAACTTATCCGAGAAAGCTTCAGGTGGAATGTACAGTACACGTCCATCGAGATATCCCTCTATTGAGATGATAGCACGACGTCCAGGAGCGCCTTCACCTGTAAGAGGATTATATCTACGGAAAAGACGTTCAAGACGTTTACTGTTCTCGCTGACAAACAGATCAACGTCACACTGTTCTATGTCAACACTAATTTCCATCTTCAGTCAGGAAACTCCAGAATTTATGATGCCACCATTCCAGATGATAAAATACAAAACCCATGACGAGCAGACCTGCATGGAAGATACCGGCCATATTCGGAATGATGAAACCTACAAGTAAGAAAAGAGCAAGGTAAACGATACTGCTCCGTCTTTTGTGCCAGTAGTACGGAATAAGATATCCGTAGAACCAGAACAGTATTGCCGAGAATCCTATCACCGGAACAGACATCGCTGAGGCTACCGCTACCCACACCAAGCCAAACAATACTGATGATGCGTATGCTACCACAAAACGATATGTGCGGAAGATATTATGCAGCATAAGTATGCACCAGCTATTAATTAACCAGTGGCCTATATTGGCATGACCGAACATATAAAAGAACGGACTGATGCTCTGAACCGTACTGCATGGAGCAGTGTGCGATGCTACAGGATATAGCGCCATTGACTCACGAAGAGGAATCAATGGAAGCATGAAGACGATCAGAAGAATAGCAAAACCGAGTCTTTTCATAGCCACTGTGAATGATATTTTGATACAAGGGGCTGCAGTCGACGTGGAGATATGCCGATACAGGGTGCTTTATGATTAAGCGCAACAGCTATAACCTTGTACGTTGGCATATCCTTGTACTTGTCCATAAGACGAAGATCATTGTAAAGGTCGAGGAATGAACGGTACAGGATATCCTTGTACTTGTTCTTCATGCCCTTATACTTGTGAAGCACGAGCCAATAGGCCTGATCTTCTGAGATGTAATACCGGTCTGTTGGAAGTGTAGCCATTATCTCGAGCAGGCGAGAGAATGTTGTCGGATAAGTAGCTTTGCGCTTGGCTTCCTTCCATAGCTGAGGCAGATAAGCATTGCGTTCTGAAATGATCTGCGTTTGTCCACTTTTTGTGCGCATTGTATGCAGGATATAATGACAGCAGACAATACTGCTGTCAAAAGTGGTGCAGAACAAATTTACTAAACAGATTGCGCAAAATAACATAATCAGGAACCAAAAAAATTATACTTTTGGGCATAAATTCTTAAAATATCAAATATATGGCAGAAATAAACGCTGAAAATCAGCCAGTTAAGTCTAAGAAGGATACATTCCTCGAAGGCCTTGCAGGACGTAACGAAGGCCTCGATATTAACAACGAGGATGCCGTTTATGACCAGCTAACAACAGATTACGACAATTACGCGAAGAGCGCAGACAAGGAGAAGCGATTCAATGATCTGATGCTCAACAATGAGTATGCGCCAGGTCTCATCAATGGTCTCCTCACAGGCGAAAATGAGGATGGTAGCAAGTTCAACCTTATCACATACCTTGCCGGTGATCATGCAGAACTTCTTCAGGAAGCTCTCAACGGTGACAAGGAGACTCTCGCCAAGCTTGCAGAGATGCGTCAGGCAGAGATGGAAGCAAGCGTACATGAGGAGGAGTCTACAGAAGCTCTTGCAAAACAGCAGCAGGCAGAAGATGCTCTTCTCGATGAGGTTATCGCAGAGGAAGGTCTTAAGCCAGAGGAAGCATCAAGTATCGTAGACTGGATCTGGAACCCAGAGAACGGTATTATCGTAAAGGCAATGAAGTTCGAGCTTGACAAGGAAGACATCAAGAAGCTTGTTCGTATTGGTGGTTACGATGCAGCTATCTCAAAGGCAGATAAGGAAGGTTATGCACGAGGCAAGAACGAGAAGGTGGATATCTACAAGAACATGGATGAGGAGACAAAGTCTAATCCGGTCAACCTTGGCGGTGGCGGTGGTGCTACTGTTAAGGAGAAGAAGTCAAATCCAACCCTCGACGCTCTTGATCGTATGGGGCGAGTATAAATACAGAGTTTAGTTAAAATAATGTTTAATCAAAAGAAAATCAAATGAAAAAATTCAAGAAATTTTTCGGTTTCATGTTCTCTGTGATTGCAATGATTCTCTTGGGAGGTAATTTTGCTATGGCAGCTGGTGATGGTGATGCAGCTATCACTGACAACGTAGGTCCACTCGATGGCCCTGGTCACGGTGTTGCTGGTGCAAATACTCTCACTCAGTCTGAGGCAGTCATGGAAGGCGATGGTGACCTTGACTTTTATCTGAAGCAGGTCAACAAGCGCATTGTAGAGATGAAGATGGAGTCTTGTCCTATCGACCAGATTCTTCGTGCGCAGGCTCGAGTAAACAAGTCGGATAGTATTCGTGTTGAGTACTATGCTGTAGGCCAGCGTCCAATCTCATCAACATTGTCTGCAGCAGTAAACTCAGGCAATGCAACAACTTCAGGCGCAGCAACAACTCTCTCGGTTACAAACCCATCAGCATTCGACTTCATGGACATTATCATGTTCCCTGAAGTTATGGGCTATCAGGATGACGGTACCACACGCGAGACAAAGATTCCTCTTCAGGTACGTGTGGTAGGTCTTTCAGGTAATCAGCCACAGGTCATTGCTATCAATGGTAAGAAGAATGCGTCTGCAGGCAACCGTTGGGATTTGCCAGCAGGTCTTGCAAGTGGCACAAAGATGCTTCGTCTTGGTCGTGCAGCTGGTGAGAAGGACGTAGAGACAGCTTCTTACTACGAGCTTCCTGAGGCATCACTCCAGTACTGTCAGCGTTACATCATGCAGTGCGAGCAGTCTATCATCGAGCGTATGTCTGCAAAGAAGGTTGACTGGACATTCTCTCGTCAGGAGCGCACAGCAATGGATGACATGCGTGGTGGTATTGAGCGTTCAGGTCTCTTCGGCAAGAAGAACATTACTCGCTATGGTACATCTGGTAACATCTACACAACTGATGGTATCTTCTGGTCAGCAGGTAAGGATCTTACAATCGGCCACTGGGCTCCAAAGCTCAACGAGAAGGGTGATCAGATTACAGTAACAGTTGATTCTGTATCAAAGAACGTATACGAGTATGTAATCTCAGAGAAGGAGCTTACAGCATTTGTTGCTGCAGCTATCAAGGATGCAGGTAACGCAAGCCGTACAAAGATGCTCTTCGTAGATAACCTTATCTATCAGGCATTCACAAACCTCCGTTCTACAAAACGTATCATCACTGAGACTGAGAAGAACTACCAGAATATGGGACTTGACTTCGAGTCATTCAACCACATGGGTACAAAGATCTTGGTTTACCGTCACGATGCATTCAACTATATGGGTATGGATGGTACAGCATTCCTTCTTGATCCACGTTACTTGGAGAAGTGGGTATTCGGTAACTGGGAGCGCAAGGAGTATAACCTCAAAGAGCTCTTCATCCGTAACTCTAACGCAGTTGTCATGGAAGAGTTCTCTTGCTGGACACTGTACTATCCTGATGCTCACGCACGTGTAGCTCGTCCTGCATTCGACAGCTCGCTTGGTGTGACAGACGAGATTGAGGCAGCTTAAGTCTTCGCTCACACATAAATATAACTCCGGGGGCTCGGTAGGGAGATGTTCCCAACCTGAGCTCCCTTTTTAATTACAAGAACATGCAATTTGTAGCAGATTCACAATTCATTTTCACCATCTGGGCAGCAGGCAAACAGAAGCTTGTTGGCTTCGGTGAGAGAAACGCAGCTGGTGTGGCATCATTCAGCACAGATGATCCTATCGTAGCTCAGGCAATTCGAAACACCAAGTACTTCAAGCAGGGGCGCATCAAGGAGAATGAATCCCAGAAAGAAGAGGCTGTTGAGGCTCCGGTAAAAGTTGAAAATCAGCCCACTGAAGTAAATACTGATGAGACTGAGCAGGAGACTGGTGTAAAGAAGTTCTCGAGCATTACCTTTGCAAAGAATTACCTTGCCAAGGAGTTCGGTGTGGACAAGAAGACGCTGAAGACTCCTGAGCAGGTTATTGCTGCAGCTGAGGCTCACGGTGTAAAGATTGAGTTTTAATACAGAACATACAAGAAATGACAACGATAAGCATAAGTAGTTTTATTGAGAAGGTGAGACTCGCCATTGACGAGCGCATGCACGTTACTGACGATGATTTCTACAAAGACCTTAATGCAGAGATAAGACAAGCTCTGGAGATGGTTATCAGGCAGCTGGCCATGGAATTGCCTAACAGCATGCTCATTCCAAAGGTTATGACAGCAGTGATGACAGACCTCACACCGGCACAGCGAAAGTTCGTTGACGGTACAGGATGGGTAGTCCTTCCCAATGACTATCTTAAGCTTATCGAGTTTCGTCTTAAAACATGGATGCAGTCGGCTTTCTTTCCGATTGATCCTGCGAGCGATGAGGCTAAACGGCAGGCATCACTGTGGGGTAGAGGTACACCTCAGAAGCCAAGAGTAATGGAGTCATATGACTCGGAAGGCAACCATGTACTGAAATACTGGACTGCAGGTAGATATACAGACTATGTCGGTGGAATAGCTGACGTGTACGATCACACCATACAGACCTTCAACTACGTTCCAATGGTGGAACTATCAAAGGCATACAGCCTGACAACAGATGGAGAAAAAGACTTGCTGGATATTCCATTCAAGGATGAAGCACTTAACTTCCTTATATTCAGAACAGCAGCAATAGTACTTACCGGCAAGAAGGAGTCATCTTTGGCACAGCAATTCTGGCAGATGAGTCAGGCGATGCAACCGCAGGCAGAGGTAACTGAATAATAAAACGATATTACTATGGACAAGACATCATTACACTATAAAGGGGAATTCAAGAATATTTATGAGGTTCACATGAAATATCCTAACGGTGGAGCCGTAGGAGATTTTGTGGACATAAACGGTTTTGCCCACTACTGGAACGCAAACAGGGGCACCTGGAGCGTCAACGAAAACCGCGACCAGTACTGGGATGAACTCTTTGCAGACATCATTAAGAATGGATCCTTTGATATCACAGTCAAAGATACTGATGTTGTTACACGTGACAACATGAAGAATGCCATGATAAAGATTACTCATAATGATAAGCTCGATGCCGTTATCCTTCCTACAACAGACGGAGATACAAAAGCTGGCATGCTTTATCACTACGAAGATCAGTGGCGAGTAGTAACAAAGAATTTCACCATTAGCAAAGAGAATTACACTTTCGGAGATCTTGTAGATGCATGCGATCAGAACTCTTGGAGGTTGAGTTATATTGGTAGAATAATTGAAGATATCACAGCTATCAAGGCCGATATAAACAACCTGAAGGAAAAACTATTCAACTGGGATAACATTATTGCTGACGTTAATAACTTAAAGGCCGATGTTGTCGAACTTAAGGATAAAGAGGCAGGAACACAACAACCATCATCTGCCACTTCTGGCACTAATACACCAATAGCAACAACATAATGGATACAAGCTCACCACACTATAAAGGAAGGTACAGTAATATCTATGCTGTGCACAAGGCTTTTCCTAATGGAGGAGTCCTTGGTGACTTTGTAGATATCGGGGGCTTTGCGCACTACTGGAATAAGGATAGGGGAACATGGAGTGTCAACGAGAATCGTGACCAGTACTGGGATGAGAAGTTCGCTGACATTGAAAACCTTATAAAGGAGATTGGTGAACCTCAGATAAAAGACGGATCAGTAGGATATGTGAAACTCGACGCATTCCTGCAGAGTGTTGTCGATGAGTGCCAGAGTGACCATACTAAGCTTGAAACACTCCTGGCGCTGCTTCAGGGTTTTGGAGGCAACGAGATATTCAAAGGCGCATGGTCACCAGACGGAGACTACAATAAATATGATACAGTATTCCATCTTGGGTGTCGTTGGATGTGTCTTCAGACAGGAACGCACGAGGAACCGTCATGGTATGCAACCACTTGGATGTATCTCTCGGGAGATAACTCCTTCTCTCTTCCGATATCAAGCTCCAAGGGAACAGCATTCCGAAGTTCGAATATTGATACCGAAATCACCGTGAGGATAAACTTCGGATCATTTGACGTAACAGAGATGGCGAGCGCACAATATGGTTTTGCAGTTACGTGGAAGAGAGATACAGGCGATGCTGAAGAAGATAATGCATGGACACCTGAATTCCTCGATCCGTCACTTCTTAAGCTGAAGATAAGAAACTACGATGTCGGGAACAACTTCTTTCAGAGACGTCTGGTAACATTCACGGTAACAGTAAAGATACCAACGTCTGAAGGATACGATTTAGTTGAGCAAATAATCAATATAAAATAAGTAACATATGAGAACACCACAAGGCTTGGATTTATTTGTACAGAATGATCCGCTATCATTCCTTTCGGATATCGCGGTAGATTGGGGATCTCTGACACAGACGTATGATAAAGAGACAAAGACGTACTATCCTGACCGTTCTGCCGTTCCATTGATCTTGCGTCCTTGGGTAAAAGGTTATGATGAGTCCACTGGTACGGCTTATCCAAATATTACCATCCAGAAAATCGACTGGTACTACCTTGAAAAAGGAAAACGTAAAGAACTGTCAAGAACAGGATTCAATAACAGAACCAACAATAGCGGAGAGAAGATCTTGGAGATTGTGGAAAATACTCCTCCTGACACTATGATGTCTGTCGGTAAATATGACTACCCTTCAGCCATTACTGCAGTAATAACATTCCTCGATCCGCGTACAGGTGAGGAATTGCAGAGAGAACATTTATTGCAGCTTTCTACAGCTTATGGCATGACGCACCAGTGGAGAGTGGAACTGAATTATCCGGCCTCGTTCAGGGTAGATCCAACAACCATTGAACGCACATCGGAAAATGTTGCACCACTAACACTTGTGGCATCCCTGCATGACAACTCATCTGTTATCAGAGATTCAAACGAGACAGTCAATACGGAAAACAGTGAGATTGAAGGTAATGTAGCTTATTTCTGGATGTACTATGATGCTGACACAGGCACATGGAAACAGTTTGACTCAACTTGCCCTTGGCTTATAAGCGATGCAAGCGAAACACTCTATGGAACAGTGATTGTCAATGTGGACTTCTTTGACGAACTTCGTGTAAGATGTTATGCTCAGAGCTATAACGACGATGATGACGTACCAGAAGCGCCAACAAAACTAAACCAGTTTGCAGAGACATATATCAAACGTGAGCTGCCATATACTGCAGACGCAAATGTAATTATGGACAAGTTCCCTATGATCAAGGATGTTACTTCAGAGGAAAAGATCCAGATGCATGTTGAGATGTTCGACAATAGAGGGCCTATCAGTAATCAGGATAAATATTATGCTGTTGACTGGTATGTCAAGAAGCACGGAAGCAGTGTACCTTCAAAGATAGGCAGTGGATCCAAGCTTGTCAAGGCTATAAAAGACCTTGGACTTACACAGGCAATAGGAGTCAGCATATATCCAGTTATTTACGAAGTGGGCGCATATAAGCCAACAACAACCGCAGCAGGCCAAACGGCTGACGGATTCAGACAATCTGTAAGCGCAGTGACAGCAAACGGAACATTCACACTTGCACAGAAAATCAAAAAATAAAAGCTATGAATTATATCCTTGTAAAGAAGAGTGACGTGGGAGAATTATTCCCACACGCAAAGCAGGTTGGTGACGAATTGCTGCTGACCATGAATCATATTAAAGTGCTTGCAGGTAAGTCTGTACGCATTATTACTCACGCTGAGGCTATGAGTCTTGTAGGATCAGACAAGACTGATGAGGAAGCAAGTTCAACAAAAACAAATAATCAGTAAGAGATATGAAAAATGTAGCAGGTAGTATAGTCCTCGAGGCTATCATGGATGGAGTGACTATTGCTTCATCAATACAGACAGCAGGAAACTATCCATTCATCCAGCGATTCAAGACAGCGACTGGTGAGATTTTCCCAGACTACACAGACACTTCCATCAAAAATGATGAGAAGCCGTTACTATATCCACATATCGTAAGAAGTGATGACGCAACCCCATTGACTGTTCAGACGATAACTTTCAAGTATAATGGTGTGGCATGTACATCTCCTTATACACGTACCGACGCAAATACCCCACCACAGGTACTACCAGAGTTCCAGGATGTATTCCAAGGCGAGATGTTCCATCCTGACTACTATCCTTCAGATGTGAAGGTTCCAGCCCTCCGAATAATAGGTAACCTCGTTAATTTTGAAGGAAACGATGATAACGACAAGTTCTCTTGCTCTGGTACCGTTAAGATTTCCGCAGACCAGACAATAGCCTTCAGCGATCTGTATAAGGAGTTTGTTATTCAGGAAGCAAACGATAATATGTACACCGTATGGCTGACTGTTGATAATGCCGGCCAGTTCACAGAAGGAGTAACTGAGCTACATGTAAAGGCACATATCGATGTAGATGGAAACTTGTCACAGGATACTCTGGATACCACCAAGTATTTGATAAAATGGTACAAAATTGCCGGACGCACAACTTCTCATCTTACACCAGATACTAACGATCAGACGTCTCTTTCTATTGGCGCGGACAGCGTAGATGGGCAGTGTACTATTCAGGCAGGCCTATATAGCGTCAGCAATACAGCAAAACCCCTTGCAATAGGCTTTATTCAACTCACAGACTTTACTGATCCATTTGAGATTCAGTGGCGAATCACAGGAAACGTAGCCGGATATCAGGTACGTAAAGGTGGTACTGCAATTGTAAACGCAAATGTAGTAAGACGAAGTGACGGAGCTGTTCAGTCTGGATGGAACATGCTTTTTGTAGCACGTAATGTTTCAGATGGTAAGATCGTCTCACCTCCTGAACCTGCTCTTAATTCATCTATGCAGATAACTTATGATAGACTTGTTGCAGTGGGTAGAAAGATGGGTATCTATGCAAATGCATCTACTGATATACAGTTCTTGAATACGAAACATCAGAAGTACTTAGATGCAATTGAACAGGAGACTTACCTCATGCCTGAGGAGATTCAGCGAGTGGATCCAAACGATGTAACTACAACACCGCAAACACCAGCTTAAATTCAATTAACACTATTAGTCATGTCAAAGATAATTGGCAGTAGTATAGAGATAACTTGCGCACCTGAAGATGGAAAGTCGGCATACGAACTCTGGAAAGAAGTCGCAGGAAACGAAAATAAGACCGAGAGCGAGTTTTTAGGCTCGCTCAAAGGTGATAAGGGAGATACCGGTCAAGATGGTCAAGATGGTCAAAACGGCAAGAACGGTACTGACGGAAAAACTTGGAGACCTTATCTTGACGGAACAACCCTGAAGTTTAGAGAATACTCATCTACAGGGGTTGCCACAGGCAAAGCAGACATTTCAACTATTAGTGTCAAGGGCGAAAAGGGTGATAACGGATCGGACGCAACAGTAACTACTGACGCTATTAACAATGCTCTTGGCTACAATCTCAATAACAAGCTCAACGAGAAGGCAAATGCAAGCAATGTAATCAACAAGAGCGTTATTAATACTCTTGACTTTTCGGGGAATGTAAATACACAAAGACTGAGTGGACTCGAGAGCGAGATGGAAGACAAAGCCTCCAAGGACGATCTACCTACACTAAAAGACGGTGTTATCACTTTCAAAGGTGGTGGCACTGTCAAACCTTATGTTAAACCAAGTGGTGGTATTCCGAAAGAAGTACTTGATGATGATGTAAAAGAAGAACTCGGAAAGGGTACAAGTGCTTACAATGGACTATCTGGCAAGCAGAATGTTATCCCAGACCTTGACGATATAAAAACTCATGCCACAAAT